GGGATCTCCGCCGCGATGGCAGTTGCCTGAGCAGCCAGGTGTAGAAGCTGCATCTTGGCCAGATCTAGACGTGCCTGGACGATGTCTCGGCGTTCCTCCTCAAGCTGCCACCTTTCCCGTTTCCCTGTGGCCACGTCCTCGGTGACCTCGGCTAGTCCCTCCCACCTGGACCGCAGGTACCAGCGCTGCCATCGGACGTGCTGTGCCAGCTCCTGCTCCTGCTGATGGGCGCGCTCGCGCTTCGTCATCTTGATCCGCTTGTCTGACATCACATTCCCTCCAGTTCGGTAATCAGGAACTCATCGCCTGCCTCTCTCGCCTCTCGCAGGGCCAGCGCCCACTCGTTGCCAGCCTCGTAGGCGTCCAGCATCCCGTCGTGCTGCGCCTGGGTGAGGTGCCCCCACTCTAGGTTTCGTCGGAGGTGCCTAAGCATCGCCTCCCGTTGCCATTTCTGAGACCGGAGTCGCTTCGCTCTCTCTCGCGTCATGATCTTAATCCTCCTGCCTGCTTCGCAAGCAACCGTAATGCCAAATCCTCACACGGCACACAACGATAACTATAACTTTCTTAGTGCACGCACCATGCGCATGTATACATGCGCATGGCGCGTGCATGAGAATTCTTCATGAACCCGTGAGACCCGTGAGACCCGTGAGACATGGAAGTACCATGAGACTTTTAGGCACAAAACATGCCTCACAGGTTCATCACGGGAACCTTACAAAACTCTACATCTCTCACATCCCCCCATTCTCACGGGTTAGATGCCCCCTGGAGGATCGGTTCCTCAGCTCCCAGTTTCAGCCCATCACGGACACGGAGGGACTTCTTCTGCTCAGCGTCCCACTGAAACCGCGCCTTCGGGAAGCCGAGCTGGTTCAGCCGCTTCCCGAAGGCGTCCTTGTTGAGCACCTTCTCGTTCCGGTAGCCTGATCGGTCGCACCAGCGCTGGTAGTGCTCGTAGAGGAGGTTGACAGCCACCCACTGGTCAGCACGCCTGCAGCAGCACTCGTCGAGGAACTGGGCCACGGTGTCCTGGGAGAGGTAGTACTCCTCCTTCAGCCTGGCGCTTTCCTCCGGTGGGGCAAAGTGCCAGCCGCGCTGTTGCAGCCTGCGTAGGCCGGTGAGGGCAAGGTTGAAGATGCCTGGCAGCTCCAGGCGCAGCTTGTGATCCAACCTAGTGTCAGCGGGCATGACCTGTTCATCCTTTCGCCAGGGGTCCGCCTCCCCGAACTTGCGGCGCCACTCGATGATGAGCAGCCGGCGGAAGTAGCCGCGGGTGAGGTCCAGGGTCTCCGGCAGCGTGTTGCAGGAGATCACGAAGCGCATGGTGGGACGGAAGCGAAACTCCTTGCCGTAGGGGTGTCGAGCCTGGATGGGGTCCTCCCCGGTGAGGATCTTCAGCCACTTTCCACCTGTCCGCATCTCCTCCGGTGCGGGCTCGTCGATGAAGCCCACTAGCTTGCCCATCAGGCTGGCTCGGTGGTAGCTGGAGGTGAGGTTCTGCAAGATGACGGCTGCGCACTGCTCCTCCCCCACCAGCCGCCGCAGCACACGTGCGAAGGTTCCCTTGCCGTTGCTGCCCTCGCCGACGTTCACAAGCGCATCCTGGTTGCTGATGTTGCTGGTGAGGCAGCAGCCTAGCCACTCCTCCAGGAGGGAGATCCACTCCAGGCACGGTGTGCCATCCTCGTTTACGAGCACTTCTCGCAGCCACTGGGTGAAGCGTGGGCAGTCCGCCTTGGGGTCGAATTCGTAGTCGAGGCAGTAGGTGAACCGATGGCATCGGGAATGTGGGAGGAGCTTGTCCTGGGCCAAGTCGTAGATTCCATTGCGGAGGGGGATGAGACCGGGGTTTTCATTCAGTTCCTGTGCCTTGATGATGCCCAGGTCGGTGCGGGCCAACTTGCGCACCCCCTCGATCACCTTGGGGCTCACGCTCACCCCCACGTTGCGTAGGAAGAGGTGGATGGCGGGGTCAACTTCGTCGTCCGGCGCCACATTCAGCCAGTGTGTGCCTGTGTAGCGAAACCAGAGGTTGCCAGTGACTGCCAGGAAGTCACTCTCAACCTCGCTGGCCCAGATGTTGGCCAGCTTGTCGAGCCCCTTCGGTCCAACCTCGGTCTCCAGGTGGCCCTTCTCCTGTAGCCATGCCCGCATGTCCTTGAGCCTGTACTTCCTTGGTCCTCCTTCCCTCAGGCTGTGGGCGTGGCTGCACTTGAAGACGACGTACGGGTACTCCGTGCCGGACCCGTCGCGCACGAAGGTGCTGACGTGGCGCGTCTCGGTTCCATGCTCATCAGCCCATGGGCATGTCACGTGGTGCTTGTCGGCCTCGCTCCGGTCCCGGGACAGGTACAACTCGGCCCTCTTGAGGGCCTCAAGCAGCTCCTGACCCTCCCTGGCTCGGTGGGGGTTCGTCTCTCCTTTCCCAGTCTTGGTGCCCTCACTTCCGTTTGCGCTGGTCGGCGGTAGGTTGCTGATGATTTCGTCGATGTTCATTGCGACGCTCACTCCCTGATGTCGATGATCTTGGCGATTCGGTGGGGTCGTCCCTCCTCGGGACAGTGTGACCCCTTGCAGGCCATGGTGCCGTAGAGTCGCACCAACCGTGCTGCGTTGTGCGTGGTGACGTCGATCATTACCTCCTCGTCGCTGAACTTGGCAGTCAAGCGTTCCAGGACTTCACGGCACTTGTTCAGGTGCTCCACGTCGTTAGGAAGGTCGACCCGCATCAGCACGTGCGCTCCATTGCCGGAGGCAGCAGTGATCAGCCCCTGGTGGCCAGTGGCGGTGAGGAAGTCTCGAACTGTCATTGCACGCTTGACTGCCTTCAGTAGCTCCTGGTTCGTGCTGCTGATCCCGGGGACCGGGGGTGTTCGCTTGACGTCACAGTCGATGAGGAGCCATGTGCGTCGTAGCACGTGGTCATCCATCGTCGTGCTGCGTGGTCTCCAGCGTAGCCGATTCTTGCACCGGCAGATCAGGTCGCGACGGATGGGATTGGACACGAAGTAGACCCCCTCTGCTGCGCCGGAGAGCCGGGCCGCATCCCTCACCATCGCGCGTGGGTCGTCATAGTAGCCTGATACGGTGGTCTCATACCGGTGATCGGGGTCACTCCTTGGGTCTGACCAGTTGATTGCGCGTAGCTCCCAGCAGCAGTCAGGACTCCACCGCATGATCTTTGTCATCACCAGACTTAGCTGCTTGAGGTCGAATCGTTGAGCCTCGGCGCTCACACTCATCTCCTTTCGGTGGGGACCGTTGGTGAAATTCAAACGCGCCACTTGACAGTCGAGTGCTTCCTCGGTATCATGAGAGTGGCTCGACAAGACTCTCCTTGGTCCGAAGAGCTTTCTGTGCGCGGTCTACCTGACCCTACCCATCCGTCCTCGAAGCCACAGCCGGTCCCCACTAGCTGTGGCTTCCTCCATGGTAACGCTTTCCTCCTCCCACGTCAAGCAAAATAGGGGGCCTCGCGGCCCCCAGCGTCAGCTTCTCACCGTCCCTCAGGCGAACTTGTCGCCAGCCGCCGGCACCTCGCGGAACCCGGGCTCGCGATACCCATCTGGGAAGCGGATGACGAATTTTATCGACTCCACCTCTGTCCCGTCAGCGCGCTCCCACTTCTGCTTCTCCGGCACAACCTCCACCCACAGCCGCTTCCCAACTGCGGTCTCGCGGCGCATCCGCACCTTCCCGGTCTCCGCGTCGCGCAGCCCGATGGCCTCGGCGAAGCGGTACGTCTTCACCACCCCGCCCCCCTCAATGGGGAAGTACTCGTCGCGGTAGTTGCCCTTGTTCGGCCCCGCCAGGCACTTCAACTCCACCTTCTTGGACTTGTTCCCTGACCGCGCGAGGTGGGGCTCGTAGCTCATGACCTCGCAGTAGTGCCAGCCCTCCGGCCACTCCAGCTTCAGGTCGCTGGGGTCCAGCTCCACGAGGTCCTCGTCCTCGTCCTCCGCCTCGTCGAACAGCCCACCCTGCCCTACCAGGGTCTCCTCCGCTGCGCCGTTGGCGCTTGCAGCCGGGGTCCTTGGCTGTGCCGGGGGTGGCGCTGCGGCAGTTCGTGTTGCCGTCTTGGGTGCCTCCGCTGCCGGTGGCCTGCTCGGCCCTGTCACCGGCTCCTCGTTCTCCAGGAACGCCAGGATCTCCGCGTCCTCCTCCGCGCTGAAGGCTCGGGTTCCAGTTGTCTGATCGCTCGTCATCGTCAGTTCTCCTCCTGTGTGTCGTCTTGTGTGTCATCAAGGATCGCGCGCATGTCCTGGTCTGGCCAGAACAGCACGTGCGCACACTGCTCGCTGATCACCTGCCGGCTGCAGGCGTTGAACAGCATCCGATCCGGGTTCGTGATCCACGCCCCTGGGCCGCGAGGACCACTCCGCACGAGCCCAGCCTGCCTCGCCTGGTCGATGGTGTACGTCACCCGCGCCAGCTCGTGGCCTCGGCGCCACAGCGCCACGGTGCAGGCGGTGGCGCTGCGCTCCACCACGCGCAGCTCGTACCCGTTGCGGCGCGCCAGTGCCCGCTGGAGCTGCGCGCTGAAGCTGATGCTGCCCTGGACCAGGAAGATGTGGCTGCAGCCCACCATGGGGTTCAACCCCAACTCCTGAGCCAGCACCATCTTCGTCATCAGCTCTGCGCCCTTCACGCCGGGGTACAGGTTGGACTTCGCCGCCACCAGGGCCAGGTACTCCAACTGCTTGAGGCTGAGCTGGCGGGCCACCAGGGGCTCGGCGGGGGCCACCAGCCCCGTCTCTGCCCGCTGCAGCGCCACCGGTGGTGGCTGTGCCGTCTCCGCAGGCTCCACCGTCCCTGCGTAGGCTACCTCAATCTCCTCAGGTCCCTCCACCTCGGTCTCCACCATGTCTTCATTGCTCCGTTCCATCGTCTCCGTCATTCTCACCCTCGTTCTCGCACGTGCCTGCCGTTCGCAGGACATCAGCACAGCCTTCCACCCACGGGGCCAGGAACTCCCCCAGCTCCACCTTGAAGCGGTTGAACTCCCGGCCACGAAACACGCGCACGTGCGCCGGGTGGTGGATGGTCCGCACCCGGCCAATGCGCTTGTGGGGTTCAAGCCACCATCCCAGGGCATTCTTGACGCACAGCTCCGCCACCTTGCCGAGGCAGAGGATGCGCTCTACCGTCTCCTCAGGGTCCAGGGAGTCCAGGAGGCTCCAGCGACCCACCTCGGGCCTGAAGGTGCTGGCGTTGCACCAGGCGCCCTCCTCCCACCGCAGCCCGACCTCGTCCACCGCGCGCCACAGGAGCTGGCTCGCCGGGCCCCGGCTGAAGGGCAAGTCCGGCGCATCCCCAGCCCCCGTCAGCGGGCACACCCCCGGTGCTGGCCCCTCACCAATCACCAGAAACTGCGGCTTCACGCTGCCCGTCGCCAGGCTCGGTGGGGGCCGGCCTTGTGCCAACGCCTCCAGCCTGCGGGCGAGGTCGAGTGACTCCTGCAGCACCGGGCTCCCCGGCCCCAGCAGCTCGCTGCGCGTGGCGCGCACGGTGGGCAGCCGCGTGCGCCACCCACCCCGGATCTCGTGTGCCGCGCCATCGCGGTACCAGTCCACTACCCTCGCTGAGTCGAAGTGCCGCAGCTCCAGCGGCAGGTCCTCTTCCGCCACGTCGCCGTCCGGGAGGACCACCAGCACCACCGCGCCCAGCGCCAGCGCGCACAGCTCCACCTGGCGCCATGCCTCGCACCGCTCGGGGTGGTAGCCCAGGAACGCCAGCCGCACCACGTCGCTCAAGTGACTGCGCAGCAGGCAGAGGCGCGGCTGCGCGTCAGCCAGGAGATGTAGCAAATTTCCGGCGAACATGTTCGGCTCGACCTGGTACCGGCGCAAGCTGTACGCCCAGTGGTCGCGCAGGTGCAGCCCAACGTCAATCAGGTCGGTCTCGACTGGCCCTTCGATGACGATCATGGTTTTTTTACTCGTCGTTGTGAGCAATTATGTATGGGGTTCCTTTGAGGATTATAGGCCCATGAGGAACCCGAAATTGCGATCGTGTTTCGTTATTCACATGTAGGTTCCAGCAGTAACCTAGCGTTCTAACGTGGTCGACGATTGCGTTGCCGCTAAGACGAGATTGCAGCAGGGCCTCATGGAATCGGTGGCGGGGATCTTCGCGTTTGAGCCCATCATTGAGCGCAACGCTCCTTAAGAAGGGCTCTGCAATTCTAGGGCAGTGTCTTAGAATTGCGAGGCAGAACGCCAGGTTGTGACTCGTTGTTAGCCTAATCCGAATTGCCGTGTTGCACCCTTCCATGGCATATCCAAGAGATTCACCTGCTTGTAGGAATTGCCTGGAAAGTTCGACGCGTTCGATCCGCGACATTGGAACCTTCAGCATTCCCTTTTTCATCATGGAAGAGTGGCTAAATCCGACCAGTAAGAATGGCATCGCCGAGTGCAGTCGCGATCGAATTCGACTGGGAATCATGCTCAGATCCTTTTCTTCGATCCCCTTGAGGATCTCATGGGCGTCTCGGCGTGTTCCTGGCTCGGTATCGAAGTGCGCCCATAATGCCTTTCGGTCTTCCTCGCTTGGAACGTTGTAATACAGCAGTGTGCATCGCAGGGGATGCGACGCCTTTGTCGTGCTGACGCAGCGGTGAAAGCCGTCGATCAGGCGTACGTCGTTATCGACCTGGCAGAGGGTTAAAGCAGTGAGTGGAAACCGACCAGTATTGATCATCCGAATCATCGATTTGATGCTGGCCTCCTTCAGGGGTCTCTGCCACACGTAGTGAAAATCGTCAACAAAACGCTGTGCCATTTTAGCGTCCAGCAAAAGATGTTCTGATCGGTGGCTGATTACTCTTGTGTCGTGCATGGTCATCATCTCATTCCTCCTCAGTCTTTCAACAAACGCTCCGCTAGGGCGCGGCGCATCTCCGGCGGCAGTTGTCTGGCGACGCACTCGACGAGGCGCGCACAGGTCTCGTTGTCGTAGTAGCGAAACAGGGTCCTTGCGTGGTCCGGGACCGGATCTGCTTCTGTAGCTTTTTCCACGGGGACTCCTGCCACCTTCTGGCGTTCTCTCTCTGTGCAAGCGTCGTGCCACTTCTTGGCTTCACGTACTTCTCGATCGAGTTTAAGTCGCTCTTCGCGTTGGCGTTCCTTTCGTCGGTCGTCCGCTGTCCAAAGTTCGGAGGTTGTGGAGGTTTTCGGCTTCATCTCCTCCTTTCCTCGCGTGCGTGCCTCGCGCGACGCTGTGTAAGTTGTCTTTCGGCCTGCCTTGACCTCCGCGTACAGCTCGGGTGCGTCCTTTCTTACCTTCTCCAACTCCTGCAGCGCCCGTCCCTTCACCCCAAATGCTGCTGCCGCCAGGTCCCGCGCCCGCGTCCCGCACGTCGGGGCCTCCGGTGCCTGCTCACCAGATTGTGGTGAAATCGCCACAATCTGGCTGAAGGTCCCCGACTCCTCGTCTCGCGGCTTCTGCAGTGCCTGCTCTCGGGCCTGCGCTGCCTTCTGCGCTGCAAGCTTCGCGGCGAAGTGTGGCTTCAGTTCCAGGGCGATTGCTTCCCGCTCTCCTGTGGTCAGGTGACGCCGGCTGAGATTCGCACGGATTACGAAGTCTAGCGCGGTATCGTTTCCAGTTGGCTCGAACTCCATGAAGGTAGGTTGGACATCCAGCTCAATGCAGACCGCATGTCGGTTTCGGCCATCCAGAATCTGGTTCTCGTAGAGTACGATTGGGAAGACGCTGTCGTAACCACGGTCGCACACGTTGAGCGCGAGTTTCTCTCGCTCTTCGGGTGTCATCAGTCGGAATGTGTCTGCCAGTGGGTGCGCCGTTAAGCCGCGCCAGTTGGCAATCTGAAAGCTTTTCTCACTCATTTCTTTCTTCTCCTGATCACCCTGCTGCAAGTGCCGTGCCATCGCTGACCAGCGTCTTGATCAGGTCCACCCGCTTCTTCCTTGCTGCATCAATGTCCTCGTCGATCGTGCCCTGCAGGATGAGGTCGTAGATGACGTACGACCGCCTTCTTCCTAGCCGGTGGCCCCTGTCCTCGCTTTGTAGTCGCTCCAGGATCTGGAAGGTGCCGGAGTGGTAGATGAGGACGTCCGCCGCTGGCGCGTCGATGCCGTACGCCCCGGCGCTGACGTTGATCACCAGGATCCGCAGGCTGTCCCCCCGGTCCCCGAAGCGACCCAGGGCTACCTCGCGCGCCGCCGGCTTCGTGCGACCGTCAATGGCCCCCACTGCGAGCCCTGCCGCCTGTAGCTCACCCACCACGCGATCCAGCTCCGGTTGGAAGCGCGTCCAGACGATGATCTGTGCGTCGCTATTCTCAATCGTCTCCAGACAGAACTGCAGCACCCACTCTGTCTTTGGACTTGGTAGCAGGTCCACTCGCCCCTCATCCTCGCCCTCCACCTCCGTCAGGGGCAGCAGCCCCGCTGTCACCTGCTGCTGCCGCGTGCAGCGTGCGATGGCGGAGGCGATCGTCAGCGTTCCCTTCCTACCATCCGCCAACGCGGTCTCCAGCCCGTACTGCCCGGTCACCTGCTGGTACACCTTCGCCTGCGCGGGGCTCATCTTCAGGCGCACCTCACGGTAGGTCTTCGGCGGCATGTCCGTCACCGCCGCCTTGGTGGCCCGGTAGGCGGTGCGGTACATCCTGTCCACCAGCTCCGGCAGCTTGTCCGTGCGGACGCCCACGCACTGCCACCCGGTGAAGCCCCCCAGGTGGCAGTACCGCTTCATGAACGACCAGTAGCTGCCCGGGAACACGGTGGGGTCGGTGAACTGGAACTGCGCCCAGAGGTCGCCCGGGTCCGCGCCCATCGGCGTGCCCGTCAGGGTCACCCGCCAGCGGGCTGCCCTGGCCACCTTGCGGGCTGCGCGGGAGACCTGGGAGGTTCGTCCCCGGATGCGGCTGGCCTCGTCAGCGACGATGAGGTCCAGTTTCCCCGCCAGCGCCGCCAGCTCCTCCTGCAGGAGGTACAGCACGTCCCAGTTGAGGATCAGGATTGTTGGGTCAAGCTGCTCCTGCCGGGCCAGGGCCTTGAGCAGCCTGCCGCGCTCGACCACGGGCCCGGTGAGAACCAGCACCTCGGCGCCCGGGTAGCCGTTCGTGGCGCACACGCGCCACTGCTCCATGATGACCTTCGGGCACAGCACCAGCACGAGCCCGCACCGCAGCGCACGCATCAGGTCGGTCGCAAGTCTGCTCTTGCCCATGCCCATGTCGAGCCAGCACCCGAAGCCATGGCCACCCTGGCCGAACACGCGGAGGCACTCTGCCAGGCACTCAACCTGGTGGCGGAACGGTGGTGGCAAGCCTGGGGCTGGCTCGGGGTAGTGGGCCTCCCACGCCGTGGCGCTCGGCAGCAGCTCCGCCCGCAGGGCGAGGTACGCGTCCTCCACCCCGTCGAGCTTGCCGACCGTCTCCAGCATGCGCAGCGCCGTCACCGTCGGGGGCAGCAGCAGCACCGCGCGCTCCCCAGCCGAGCCAAGCGCGTAGCGTGCCCCCGGCACTGCCTCCAGCAGCGCCAGTGCCCCCTCCGTCCCGACGTAGGCAAGCTTGCCGCCAATCACCCCGGCGCGCGGGTGTGGCACGACAGCGCGGTGGCGCGCCTCCTTGACCTCCATCGTTACTCGCCCGCCAGCTCGTCGGTCCTGGCCTGCTCCTCCGCCACGCGCAGCTCCTCGGCGCGGGTGACCAGCTTGTGCACGCGGCTGCCGACGCCGCCGCTGCCTCCTAGCTTGCCGATCTTCTGAAAGTGCTGCACGCCATGGCGCGCCTTCGTCGTCGTGCCACCCTTCTTGCCGATTGCCGCGTAGAACTCACTGCCGTGCCTGTTTCGACAGGCAGTGCCCCGGAGGTGCATTGTGTCACGACATGTCGCCTGGCCCGCGTTCGGGTTCTTCGCGTTTGGTCTCGCCATCATCCTCTCCTCGCCCTGCGAGGGCTGAAAATTGCGCTTGCTTTAGTCTACCGACGCTTGCTTCCAACGTCAAGTCTCCTTGACAAAACGCTTGCTTCGCGGGCACAATCAGGTGAGGAGGCTTCCCTGCTGATGAGTGCTGACGCGCCCGAGACCCCCCGCGACGGTGAGTACCTCCCGACGTCCGCCGAGGCTGCCCTGCAGTTCCAGTCCCTGCGCGTGCTGCGGTTTGCGGAGGAGTACGTGCGGTGCGGCAACATGCAGGAGGCAGCGCGCCGCGCCGGCTTCACCGGGAGTGAGCCGCAGCTTCGACGGTGTGCCCAGCGACTGCTGGCCCGCGAGGACGTGGGGAACTACGTGGTCGCGCACCTGCGCTCCATCGTCTCGCCCGCCGAGGCGGGGGCCATCCTCTCCTCCATCATCCGCGGTTCGATGGGATTCTTCATCGACATCACGGAGGAGGGCACCCCCGTGCTGAACCTCAACAAGCCCGAGGCCCAGGCCAACCTGCACCTCATCAAGCGGCTCAAGCCAACTAAGCTGGGCTTTGAGATCGAGCTTTGTGACAAGATGCCAGCGCTTGCCCTCTACGCCAAGTACGCGCCGCCGCTCGACCAGCGCGCGATGCAGCGCCGCGCGGTGGAGGAGCTGCTGCAGGCTCTCCCGCCGAAGCTACGGGATGAGGCGCGGGAGGCGCTGTGTCAGGACCATGGCGCCAACCTCCAGGTCAGTGAGGGGCCTGACGGGGGTGACATGGCCAGCGCCGCTGCCGAGGTGGATCTCTCTTGGCTAAGACCGGAGGAGGAAGCAGCAGCAGCTACCACTACCACTCCCACTCCCACTGTTGCTCCAGCCCCTGAGGTAGAGGATGAGCCTGAATCTTGGTGAGCAGATTGCGGGGTACATTCGCTCGCTGATTCCCGCATCTGACCTCTCCTCCGCCATCGGCTCCGACGAGCGCGAGGCGTGGCGGCAGCGGTACTGGTCGGACCCTGTCCTCTTTGCGCGTGACCACTACCGGTGGCACAACGACCGGTGGCTCGCGGCTTACCAGCAGGACATCCTGCGCCGGCTCCACACCCACAAGCGCGTTGCTGCCTACGGACCCCGCTCGTTTGGCAAGACGGCGACCGTTGCCCACGCTTGCCTTCACTTCTGTCTCACCCGCGACGGCTTCACTGACTGGAAGATCCCCACCACCGCTGGCGGCTACCGGCAGCTTGAGAAGTACCTGTGGCCCGAGCTGCACAAGTGGGCGCGCCTCCTGCGGTGGGACAAGCTCTGGCGCAAGCCCTTCTCGCGCCGTGACGAGCTGATGAAGCTCTCCCTGGAGGGGGAGACCGGCTCCGCCTTCGCCGTGGCCTCTGACGACGCCGCCCTCATTGAGGGCGCACACGCCACGCAGATGCTGTTCATCTTCGATGAGTCGAAGAGCATTCCCGACTCCGTCTTCGATTCTGTGGAGGGCATGCTGGCCGGCGCCGGCCTTGATGACCAGGAGGCGTACCTCCTGGCGACCTCCTCCCCCGGCGACGTCAGCGGGCGCTTCTGGGCCATCTGCGACCGGCAGGAGAAGTTCGCCGACTGGGACGTGCGGGAGGTGCGCATCGAGGAGGCCATCGCCGCGCGCCGCGTCAGCGCTGACTGGGCGCAGAAGCGCATGCTGCAGTGGGGGTACAGCTCCACCCTCTTCCAGAACCACGTCCTCGGCCGCTTCGCCAGCGCCGCCAGCGACGGCGTCATCCCCAGCTTCTGGGTCGAGGAGGCGCAGGCGCGGGGCCCGCAGGAGGCGCGTGGGCCCGCCGACGGCGCCAGCGTCGTCAACTTCGGGGTGGACGTGTCGCGCGGTGGGCGCAACGAGACCGTGATTGCCGTCCGCCGGGGCTGGGCCATCATCGACCTCATCGCCTGGCAGGACAACGACACCCTCAAGGTGGTCAAGCGGGTCAAGGAGGCAGCCGCGAAGTACCGCCCCGCCGCCATCATCATCGACGCGGTGGGTGTGGGTGCTGGCGTGTTCGACGTCCTGCGCGACGAGGACTTCCCGGTGGTGTCCTTCCACGGCGGCGAGGCTGCGCCGGGTCCTGACTCCACCGGGGAGGTTGAGTTCCTGAACTTTCGCGCCTGGGCCTGGTGGCACCTGCGCGAGCTGCTCAACCCCCACGGGCCCGTCAAGCTCTCCCTGCCCGAGGATCGTGTCCTCCTCACGCACTTGACGGTCGGGACCTACAGCAAGGTGGGTGACCGGCTCAAGCTGGAGAGCAAGGAGGAGATCGAGAAGCGCCTGCGGAAGCTGAACCCCAACCCCGAGGAGAGCTGCTCCCCCGACCGCGGCGACGCCGTCGTCATGTGCTTCTCGGACGACAGCACCAGCAACTTCGCCACCCTCTACACCGTCCACACCGCCGCCTCCCTCGCCGTCGAGGCGCCCCGCCTGCAGGGTCTCCCCACGTCGCCCGTTGCCCTCACCCCCACCGCTGCGACCGCAGCGTTCGTCGCGCGGGAGCAGTGGTACGCGGCGCAGCAGGCTGCGCGGGAGAAGCAGGCGCGCCCGCTGGAACAGCAGCTCGACAGCCTGTTGTGGCAGCGGGCGCACCGGAACCACGACGTTTGGAACCAGGACTGACCCCCCCCACCCTTCCTCGCGGATCCCTCTTCGTCGTCAGGGGCACTCCGTCTGAAAATTTGGGGTCAGGATTCAGCATTTTTTCAGGCTGGGTGATTAGCGCATATCTTTCTTGCCATTTCAATAAACTCATCATCGGACATTGATGATTTTATGATGTTTATCCTCCAACAACACAGGACGGTATTCTCTTTGGTATACCCTTTAGTGACCTTTTTTCGGCTTACGGATACACAAGCCGGATCGTTTCTTTTTATCGTCATTTGTTCTCCTGTATAGTAGCAAAGTCCTTTTTGCAACTCCCAAAGTACTTTTAAGTGGTTCTCATCGATGTCAAAACTTAAATTTTGACACTTTGCTCTTGCCCTTGCTGATAAGAATCTGTAGTGAAAGATCGCTGTCTGTGCCCAAGTCTTGGATTGGGTTTTATACTTCTCATTGCTCGTCCGGTAGTACTTCAAGCTTGTGCACTTCTTGCACCGCCCCTTTACCGTCTCATAGAAGCAGTCTGGATCTTGGCAGCCACACTCTTTGCACAAGTGCGGCCTCGGCTTGGAGCCTCTTTTCCCCATCGGATTACCCTGTCTGGTGGGGCAGAGCAGTGCCCCCTCCCTTTTTCAGCCTACTCGCCGAGCACCTGCGTGTAGCTCTCCCGGTACTCAGCGTCATCGATGACCTTCTTCAACTCGTTCTTGTCGTTGAACAGCACCCAGTCGCCGGGCTGACCCAGGGTCACGCTGATTCCGCCAGCGACCTTCACTCGTAGGGGCTCCTCAAGCTGCACCGCGCTCAGCACGCTGGAGAGCTTCGTCACCTGCCGCATCGTTCCTCCTCTCAGGCAAGAAAAGGGGGTACCCGAGGGTACCCCCGCTCAGTCAGCTAGCAGTCACAACTAGGCCAGCTTCAGGACCGGCCACTTCTTGCGCTTCAGAAAGCCGAGTGCGCCGAACCCCAGCAGCCCCAGCGAGCAGGGCTCGGGGACCGGGTTAGGTAGGCAGTCGCCCTTGTCGTAGCGGAACTGTGCCATGGCGAAGTCCACGTCGGAGTGCGCCACGACCTTCGAGAACAGCGCGCCGTCGTCCACCGAGGCGAACAGCCGTGCACCCGCCGCGCCATCCACGGGGCGCGTGATGCTGCCCAGCAGCACGTCACCGGCGTCGTAGAAGTCCGCCGTGATGTCATGCACCGCGAACGGGTTGGGCTCCGCCTCGAAGCCGAAGATGCTCGTCGGGGAGCTGAGGAGCATCGTGACCGAGGTGGCTCCCTTGGTCCACAGGACCGCGGGGGTGGCGCTCTCGCTGTCCGGGGGGCTGCTCCAGGTCGCCCAGCCGCCGCCCGGGACCGTCCGCTTCTGCATCAAGGAAGAAAACGAGACGGTCTCCGTGCCGTCCGTGATCGAGCCGACGTCAGTGAAGTTGGGCAACCCACTGAAGTCGATCTTCGTGGTGACGAAGGTGTACAGCACGGACGGCGAGGAGATGTCCTCAAAGGTGGCGTGCGCCGGGCGGGGGCACGCCGCGCAGGTCAGCAGCAGCGACAGGGCGACCAACAGCTTGTGCTTCATGTAACTCCTCCCCCTCGCGGGGCTGTCAGGGGCTCCTTGCGGAGCCAGTTCCTCACCCGGCGCGACCCTCTCACGGGTCCCTGGCGTCGGGCAACTTGCTTGGTGCAACCTCCGTGCCAAACCGCTAGCCAGCGTGAAAGTCGGTGAGGATGACGCCAGGGGTTCCCTGCGTCGTGAGTTCCTCGCACGTTGAGAACGTCGCATCAAGCCAGGCGCGCTTGCCCTCGGCGCCGACACTGTGCTCGGCTGCAATCGCTCGCGCCTCCTCTGCCGTGGCAGCGCGCACCACAAGGCCATAGGTGCAGTCATAGGTGATCAACCACGGATTTTGCGCCTTCGTGTCAGGCAGCCCCTCTCTTTCTCGTAGCAGCCAGAGCTTCATGCCTCCTCCTTCGCGTGCTGCCGCGCTCGCCGTTCGTCCCGCCTCTCCACGTACAGCTCCACCGCCCGCAGGGGGTCCTCCAGGTAGCACTCAGCGAACAACACGCCGTCGAAGTCGTCCTTCGAGACGTCCTCATAGTGCACAGCGATGGAGACTGCGTCAGCCACCTGGTGGATAAAGTCGAGCCTCTCCTCTGGGCACTCCTTCTCCGCCGCGCACACGGTCATGCTAATTGGCTTTTGGACTCGGGTGATCGTGATCGGCCAGTCAGGCCGCAGGGTGCGTGCGACCATTGCGGCAATCGTCACCTGGTTGCGCCGGTAGGTCTCGAACTCCTCGTCGGTCACCTCCCAGCCGGCCGGCTTGATGGCACCCACTCGGAGGTGGGTCATGATCTTCTCGTCACTCATCCTCTGCGTCCTTCCACACCTCTGCTGAGACTGGGTACGTGCTGGTGCTGCCGGTCAACAGCCTCACCGGCACCCACACGCCCGGTGCCTTGCGGCCCTGGCGGGCGCGCGTGTGGTTCACCTGCGTCGCCGGCACCTCGCGCCGGCCCGGCTCGCTGCACAGCCACACCTCGCGCGTCACCGCGCGGGCGAAGCGGTAGAGCCGCACGCCGCCCCGCGTGTCCTCCACGGCGTACCACCACCTCACTGCCTGCCCTCCCACCACGCCTGGGCCTTCAGTGCCACCAGCAGGATCACGATGCCCACCAGCAGGGCCCCGCCCATGATCGCCCCTGGCGACAGCGTCTCGACGCCGCCGCGGGCCAACATCATCACCGCTGCACCTCTGCCACGTGCCTCACGTTCATCTCTTGGCTCCTTTGTCGCCGTCCGCCTCCAGCCAGTGGTGCTTCCTTCGCCACTCTCGCAGCACCTTCTCGGGGTTTGGCTCAGTGCGGGCGTAGCGCAGCAGCAGCGCCTGCCCCACCGCCTCGCGCTCGTTGAGGTCATCCATGAGGGCGTTGTAGTCACTCCCCGACAGGTTGATGCTGTTGTAGGGGCTCATGTGGCGGTTGCGGCTCACCGTCGCACCTCCGCCACGCGCTCCATGATCACCAGGAAGCGCGCCCCGTTCGAGTACTGCACCACGGTGACCCCGCCCGGCGTCACCCGCCACCCCCGCCCCAGCCGCCCGCGCAGCTCGCTCGCCAGCTCGCTGTCCG